CAGGCCAGGTCGAGCGGGCTGTACCAGGTGTGGGTGGTGGGCTGGCGCTGAATCGCTTTGAAGTAGTGCGTCTTGCTCCAGAACGCACCGGTCGCGGCTGGTGCTGAGCCGGCCAGCAACTGCGACTCATACACGTCGGCGCCATACATGCGGCCCACCTTGGCCTCTTCCACCGCCGTGCCTTCGGTGCTTTCGCCGATGTACAGCATGTTCGTGAATTTCTCGAGCTTGAGAAAACCGGAGTAGGTGGCTGGGGGGACGACGATGTACCAGGGCCTGGGCGCGGCGTTGTTGCGCAGCAGGGTGCGGGCAAGGATCAGGTTATCGTCGGTCAGCTCGGCGCTCGAGGTGCCGCTCGAGTTGGTCGCGGCGGCGAACAGGCTCGCGGCATCCACGTCCATCTGACGCGCCAGGGCATACGCGCCGGCGATCGTCGTCTCGGAACGGATGTCGTACCGGCTCTGGATCTCGGCGATGTCTTCGATTTCCTGGGCGATCGCCCTGTGCCCATTCGTCATTGGCAGGACGAATTGCTGCTGCGTCTCGGTGATGGCCTGCGGGGTCAAAGCCGTGCCCGCGGCTTTGGCGTTGGCGGTCAGGTTGTGCCTCGACGGCAGGTTGATGGTGTTGGCGTGCTGGTCGACCAGCGCGCTTTTGTCGTCGAACAAAGCCGCGACCACGACGTCGTACTGGATAGCCCGATTGAGTTCAGGCGACCAGACCTGGTCGATGTAGAGCGCGGCCGTCGTAATCGTGACGTCGGCCAAGGTGGTATGAACCCTCCGGTGGAGGGCTGTTTGAAGTCAGCCCTGATTAGCTGCGACTGCGCTCGGCGTCGGCGCGCATCTGGGCCGTCATCGCATCGATCTGCGCTGGGCTCAGTTTGCGGGCGTCCTTCGGCGACAGGGTCGCGTATTCCTCGATCGAAACGTTGCCGTCTGAGTGACTCGAGCCATTGGCGCGTTCAGGCGTGGCGCGCGAGCCGACGAGTCGACCTCTGAGACCCTGCAGCTCGGCCTCGAGCCGAGCCACCTGGTCCTCACGCGAGCGTTTGCCCAGGTCGAAGGCGCGTTTGGCCAGGTCCGCGGCGGACGGGGCGCTGTGCAGGTTCTGGTACTCGTTCTCGCCGACACCCTCGAGGTCGCGGAGCTTTGAAAAATCCTGGGCCATTTCGGTCAGGATCTGCTGCCGCGTGGCTTGCTGAAGCTGTTGCGCCTCACGGTTACCGCCGTACATCTGCGCGAGCTCGCGCCGGGCCCGATCCACGGTTGCCCAGTCACTGGACCCCAGGTCCTGGAAGAGACTGTCCACGCGTTGCGTAGCTTCGCGCTGGGTTTGCTCGTATTGCTGGGCGCGTGTGCGTTCGGCCTGCTCCCGTTCGTACTTGGCTTGACCCTCTGCCAGCCCACGCTGGTACGCCTCGTCGGCAGCTCGTCGGCGGGTCCCCCGCGTCTCACCCTGTTCGGGGGGGACGACGGTTCCAGCGCTTTCGGGCGGCGGTTCGGGGATCGTTGCTTCGTCAGGTTCCGGTGCGTCGTCGGCGGGTGGTGCGGGCGTGGTCTCAGGGGGTCTCAGGCTCTCGGGATAGATCGATTGATCGGGACCGAGAGCGATGGTGACCTGGGACTCGCCGTCCGGACTCGTCGGGGCAGGTGCGCCTGGCTCAGCGTCTGGCATTTCTCAGACGCCACCAGTGTACTACCGATCTCCCTGACGTTCGTGCTCGGTGACGTAGCGCCGCAGGGCGTAGACCACGAGCGAGGAAAACGAGCGGTCCTCGTCCTGGGCGACGCCCAGCGCGCGCTTGCGCAACTCAGCAGGAAAGCGAATTGTCACCGCGACTGTGTCTTCAGTCGCTTCGCTGGCATCAGGACGACGACGCGGCATGGCAGTGGTGTGAGTCATGGTACCAGTCTACCCCAGACCCACCCATTCATGCACTCGTTATGGTTGCACTTGTCACCGTATCGGTTGTATACTTGAGCCATCATGAACATCACCCTGTCGACCGACAACCCGCGCAGCCTCAAGGCGCTGCAGCTCACCGCCAGCGCGGCCGACTGGCTGGTCCTGCCCGACGGCGGATTCGGTATCCCCAGCCAGCGCCTCGAGGGCGCCTTCTACGCCGCCGACTCCACCACCTGCACCTGCCCCGACGCCAAATACCACCGCACCGAACCCTGCAAGCACGTGCTGGCCGTCCGCCTGTACGCCGTCCTGCAGGCTGCCGTAACCCAGCCCGAACCGCGCCGCCTGAAAGCCGTAGCCTGATGAGCATGCGCTACGAGATCCGCGTGATTGGCGACGAGAACTACACGTCGCTCGGCGCCCTGCTGCACGCGTGTGACGACGCGGCCGACGCGAAGGAAATGGCTAATGACCTGGCCAGCAGGGAGTTCTACGGCGTCGCCGTGTTCGACACCGTGGCCGGCACCATCGACTGGGGCGATGAAGTGACGCCAGCCGCAACTGTGTCAATCGACGCCTGATGACCAACGGGCTATAACACGCTACAAAAATGCTCCCGCACTGCGTCAAACAGCCGGGAGCAGGCACCGAAGGAGGTTCTTCCGGATGCAAACTCAGTCTAAATCCTGGCCCCTGGTCCTCGCGATCCTCATCGCCGCGCTGATGGTCTGCGCGACCCTGCTCGTCCTCAATCTGCGCAGGACGTACCCGTTCGTTGACACCACCAATAACAAACTGCTGATCGACAACACCGTGTACTTACGTTTGCTGAGCAGCGGCTGCACGACGGTGCCCACGCCGGCTGGCGGAGTCGCCGCGGTCAGTTGCCCACTCTGGGTCTCGCCCTAGCTCCCCAGCAACGACTGAATGAGGGCCTGGTGCTGGGCCTGGTTGCGGAACAGCATGGATTGGTCGAGACCGTCCGAAGCGTAGCCCTGCACCGGCGCCAGCACACCCGTCGGAACGATCGTGTGCGAGCCAGGTGAACGCACGATGTCGCCGAGCACCATTCTGCTCGCGGCCTCGGACGCGGCCGAGTCGATGCGCTCGAGCGCGGCGCGCTGCGCGAAGTCAGGCATCTGCTGCCACTGCGGCGACCGCACCAGCGCATCGGCGCCCTGCTGGATGACCTGCCCGCGGTACTGCTGGTAGGACTGCCGCTCCTGGGGGGTCAGGCGCACCTCGTGCGACGGGCCGTAGGGGACGGTCAGGGGCACAGCCGAGGGCGCCGCGCCAACCCGCGCCATGGCGCTCGCAATCGGACTTTCCGCACCCGCTCCGAGCCGCGCGGGCAGGATGGCGCCCAGGCCCTGCTGCGGATTGGCGACCGCGCGTCCAAGGACGTCGAGCCGCGGCTGGACCTGCTCGCGCAGGAACGGAATGTTCTGACCGAGGGCAGCACCGAGGTCGCCTTGCGGTGGCTGCCGCATGAGCGGATCGGTGGCCTTCGCAATGTCGCGCAGCGGACCCGCCATAGGTACGTAGCCGCTGAGGGTATTGGCCACGAGACCGGTGCCAAACTGCGCCTTCGCCTGCTCGGGGTCCTGGGCTGCGGTATGGATCATGTCCGAGAGTTGCCCCAGCGTCTCCAGCCCAGTACGGGACGTGAGCATGTTCACGGTGCCGGCGAACAGTCGCTCGGCAACCACATCGGTGGGCGACTGCTGCAGTTCGCGCTGCGACATGGGATTGTGGAGCGCGTCGGCGAACTCCCCGACCAGACCCGCCGGCACCTCAATCGGCGTGCCCTGGTAACTGACGTATCCCATCGGCGTACGCACCGAGTTGGGCTGCCAACCCTGCGCCAGGAGCACCGCGCGCTGCTGCGGATCAGTGGGGCCTGAACCGGTGATCGACCCATCGGCGGCGTACTTGGCCAGCGCCGCGGTGACCGCCGTCCCGACCACGTTGTTGGTCAGCCGCTCGCTCAAAGGTGTGACCGCGGACGACAGCGGTCGCTCGAATGATGGGCCGAGTCCCTCGGCAGCCGCAGCGTATGGCCCTCGCCCGATTGCCGCGCGCGCGACGTCGATGCCTGTGCCCAGCAAACCGAGTGGCGATTTTTCCACGCCCTGCGTCAGCGCGTTCATGCCAATCCGGAACACCGGGAAAAGGACGTTGCCGATCATCTGGCGCGCGGCACCGCCTGTCCCGCCAATCGCACCCTGCCCGGCGAGGTTGCCAAACATCTGGCCCAGGCTTCCCAGGTCGCCGCGCAACACCGCACGTTTGGCGATGCCCTGGGCCGACGCGGTCCAGCCCGGTCGCGGATCGGCGATCAGCCGCGCGACCTCATCGCGGAACGCCTGACCGCTGAGACCTTGCGCCGCGGCATCCTGCCCAGCGAGGCGCCCGATTTCCATTTGCTCGAGGACGCTCTGCCCGGCCGTCTGAAACGCGTTATGGAGCGCGCCTGGCGTTTCCCACGCGGTGGCCCAGGCACGCGCCAGAGGGTTCGACTCGCGAGCAGCAAGGGAATATGGACGGTCGCTGAAGCCGTTCAGGAACTGCTGCCCCCAGGTCGCCATACTGCCCTGCGCGCCGATGGCCGATCCCTGTGCGCGGCCCAGGGCCTCCTCGGGAGCGATGCCGGCCAGTCGGCCAAGGGGCGTCGCACCCGCGAGGTCCGCGGCGCCGCGGCTGACGAAGGACCAGGCCGGATTGACCATCGAGTTCAACGCCACCTTGGCGAGGGTGGCGGTGCTGCTGATGACATTGCCGACGTGATAGAGACTCGCGCGCTCGGCCATCGTGACCGGTGCACCGGTTTCAAACCCGGGCATCGCGGCCTGAGCCAATTTGCCAATGGCCGCGCCTTCACCGACTGGCCCGACCATCCCACCGACCGCCATGGCCTGGTTCATGTCATTCGGGTCGAATGGCTTCCGAGGGTCCAGAACGCTAGGGAAGTTC